AATTAACGCTTCGATGTGGTTGTGATCCAGTAACTTCATCTAACATGGGTATTTTTGCGCTGTTACATGCGGAATGAATTTGTATTTATTGGGAGACAGTACGGGTGAGTAGTGCCATTCGTTCATCATAGGATTGTGGGTACAGAAACGTGGGACCGAGTTCTGCAAGGAATCCGTTGAGGATAGAAAGGTGCTTCTCAAATTGCTCTTTAGGATGCAAGGCCCATTCGTGGAGGGCGTTGTGGCAATTCTGTTTAAACTGTTCGTTATAGGACATTCCATTCTTGGGTTTCATAATCCATTGGGGCATGGATTCGAGAGTGATAGGGTCGAGAGGAGCGAGGGCTACTCCGGATGTTAGTTTGAAAGGGCGTTTGAAGAAAACTGTGGAGTCTGGTTCATCAAACGGAAGAGTTACTTCGCCTTTGGTGCTGGAGGTGTGGGTATGGTTAAAGATTTCTTTGGCTAGTTTGGATACTACTAAGCCGTTAAAGATATCTTTTGAGGAGTTATCTGTGGAAAGAACTGAATCATCACCTCCAACCTTCATGGCGTTATGCTCATCAAACGGTTCATTGGAGACTTGTTTCCAAATTCGACGGTGTTTCACTGAATTACCCATGCTATTGAAGATCGTAGTTACATACGCTCCTGAAGGCATGTTAATTCGGATTATGATAAGGGTTCGAATTACGTAACGGCCATACAAGGTGCTGTAGGTGACCGTTGCGAAACAGTAATACTCAAAGGAGTATAAAGGGATGCGGAGGAAGTGGTGGATAGCACAGAGAAAGCCGGGACAAAATTTTTGGACGAAAAAGTTGATGTCCCAGCCGTCTATGTCATGAGACCAAAAATTGTTGCCGAATGAGGAAAGTATGGAGAACATACGGGTCCAGTCAGAAGAATAGGGATTTGCTGTAACGCAGATGTCGTGGTCGACACCCTTTTCTATAGTGGAGATGACTAGACCCATTACCATTCGGCAAAAGATGAGGTGGTGAATGGAGCCCATGGCAAAGCCTCGGGTGTAACCTTTAGCTACTCTTTCAAGCGGACGGAGTTCGTCTTTAAGACAGTAGAGAAAGTAGGCAGGGGTTACAAAACCGAGTTTGGCATGGTAGAACGTCATGTAGATTGCGGTCTGCAGGTCCGGATGGACCCACAAACCGGGAGTGGTTCGATCTACAAACATATCAGGTGAGGGGTAAGTCCCGAGGACGAAAGGACTTACATTGGTGTAGGGTGAGTCTCGAATAATGAGGTCACCTCGAGTGTAGTGGTATTGTGCAAATGGG